TTCAATATGGTTTTTATTGATGGTCGTATGTCCAGGGTATATCTTACCTTCGGTGGGTACAATTTGGCGTCGATGGTTCTATGACAAATTGTCTCATTTCCAATTTTGACCATGATGTTAAATTGCTCAGGACCATCAGTATTTGAGGTTTCAAGTACTGAAGGATCTTCCTCAATTTGATATCTATTCTCAAGCATATAGACAACACACTTGTTTCGTAATTTTAAATGGAGTTCGTTTGATAACTCTTTAACATATTCGTACAGATCAATACTTTTCTTAGCGTTAGGGTTAATTCCCTTAACATTAAAAAAACGCTGAACAACAAAATTGTCATTAAGTGTAATTAGAAACTCAACTTTAGTTACATCATTTAGTTCTTTCATAATTTTACTTTTTGTTTTTGAATTTTGACTTTTCTTTTCTTGTTAACTTTAAAAATGGTTTTAAAAAATAAACCCAACTATCATCACTTTTTGGTAGGTATTTAAATAACCCGTCTTCCATCATCATTCGAATAAGGTTCTTGTATCCTCTTCCATCGGGATCTAATGATTCTGAGTAATATGAATCCACCATTTCTTTACCTTCTTGATTAATGAGGGGGGTACTCAAATCAATAAGTTTTTTATTAATGTCATAATACTCATCACCAAAGATGCCCTCTTTTGTTTTACCTGACAAAAGATTTTGTAGTGATTTGTTGTCTTTATTTTCTTTTAGAAGTTCTTCTCCTTTAGATAAAATATCGGTATAATCTACAGGTTTTTCAAGTAGCTCAGGGAAAAACTTAAATAAAGTTTTTTCACCCAAGTAAAAAATACCATCAATGTTGTCCGAACTATCTCCAGTAAGAATTTTGATTGTTTTGACATTATAATGGGGTACTTCAAAATCACTCATTTTGATAGTATCCCCATTCTTATAATATCTTTTTGCGGATGGTGAATAGATAGATACCTTTTCAGATATTAACTGTGTTAGGTCTCTATCACTTGAGAATATAGTTTTATCCTCATCTTCAGAAATCTGACAGTAGTATGCAATTAAATCATCAGCCTCAGAATTTTCAACCTCAACTTGTCTTACAAACATCTCTTCAAGATATTGTTTAACTCGTTGTTTCTGACCTTCGTAAGATTCTTGCTTATACTCATTTGAAGCTTCTTTTCGGTTTAATTTGTATTTTGGGTATATCAACCTTCTCTGTGACGAGTTTGTTTCACTATCCCAAAAGACAACAACTTTGTTATAGTTGTTTTCCTCTATGAATCTTCTTAAGGTATTTAAAAAGTGCCAAATAGCACCGATATGTTGTCCGTTATGAAAGTAATCTTTCACTCCGTGGAAACCAATTTTTATTAAATTGTTCCCATCAACCAATAAGGTTTTTGTCACTTTTTTGTTTTTTAATTGTTACTACTCTACTTCTTCTTTTTCTGCTTTCAAATCGAAGTCACCATCAACTCCAATAATCTCCTTCCAATACTCAGCATATTCTTTCTTATACTTTTCTACGGAAGACTTCTCCTCGGCCGTGTCTTTACCCGGTAAGAACCCGTGTGGTGTTACAATAATTCTACCGTCTTCAAACCCAAGTCCGTTGATGTGATTTTTCATAACGGATACTTTTGTTCGTGTGGCAAACTTTACTGTTCGTTTGTCTTTGGTTGCCGTAATCTTAGTTGTACCAGCACCTTTTTGATTTCCAAACAAGAACACCAATGATGAGTTTAACCAAATAGCTTCACCACCTTTTGCTTTAATTTTAGGTTGACCAAATGGGTTATCAGGTAATTCAACCCAAGGTTGATTCACAATGATAAGGGTATTTTCAAACTTAGAATCAGATTTACGCGATCCTGAAATTCTTTGATTAATTCCCATACCAATCTTGTCTGCTAAAACACTTGCATTGTGTTGCTTACCACCTTTACCTTCATATGTCATCTTACAAGGAACAGACCCCACTGAATCCCATAAGAAACATAATGAATAATCCAACTCACCCTTCTCTTGTGCATCTAACAAACTATTGATGTAATCTGTAATTTGTTCGATGTATTCAAAGTTATTGTTGAAGATAAAGAATCCGTCCCAATCAAGTTCTCCCGTTTCTTCATCAACCACTTCTTCACATTCAAATCCCATTAGTTTTGCATGTTCAAAAGACCACTTCTGCTCTGTAATGATGAACACAGGTAAAATACCTTTCTTTTGTGCATCAACAGCAGTTTTAACTAATGCTGTGGTTTTTCCTGTATCAGAGTGACCTAACAACATATTAAGGTGCCCAATAGCGGGACCAGGTAATCCAACCGCATCTAAGAACTCAGAACCCAAATCAAAAAATCTTTGTGGTTTGTACTTCGCCGATGTGGAGAATTTTTTCTTTAATGAACCGAAATCGTTTTTCTTAATAGCCATATTACAATTCGTATACTTTAAATTCTGTAATGGTCTCTAACTTATCTTTTGCGTCAGTAAGTTGTCCAACCAAATTATCCATTTCTTCTGTGTGTTGTGGATGTTCTCCAATACCAACAGAGTTTGAGAAATAAATATATAAACGAGCTTCGGCATCTGCGATCTCAGCTTCATACTTTTTAATCAAAGCGTCTTTTAATTTTTCTGCAATAATTGGTTTCATTTTTTTGTTTTAATTAGTTAATAAAAAAAGCATGAACACTTGCAAGGTATCCATGCTTCGATGATTTTTTAGAACGGTAAATCTTCTGCCGGTTCTTCATTGGCCTGTGGGTCCGCAGGTGTTGGTGTTTCTTGTTTGTTTCCACCTAATGAAATTTCAGCTTCTTCACCATATACATATTTTTTAAGTTCAGAAGACCAAATTGGTGTTTCTCCAACCGCTACGGCTTCTAAATACTCTACAGGTTTTTTAGAGTAAACATCGTTCCATGTAAGTTCATCCTGAACCCATCCGTCCATAATTTCTTTATCTTCGTGAAGTGGTTGTGGGTCATCATACATGATTGTTTGAATAACTGTGTATTCTTTACCCTGTGGTGTTTTAGCCTTTGTTAGTTCGATGATTAAGTCACGACCTTTTTCTGCGTCTGTAACATCACCTTTAGCCTTCCAAATAGGGAGAATTTTATCTAACACACCTTCTTGTTTGTAGTTGTGTTTAAATCTCCAAAATTTAACACCATCTTGTTCATTATCACGGTCAACTACTTTAACGATATAAAACAATCGAGATCTATATTGTGAAGCCAATTCTTTGTCTTCTTTTTTACCTGTAGAGATAAGTTCGTTATATACTTCGGTCAATGGTGATCGTTCGTTGTCATTTTTATCAGGGTCATACAACTTAACCCATTGTCCGTTTACTTGGATCTCGTGATACCATACTTCAACAAACGGAGACGATCCATCTTTAGTAGGTAAAATACGAATTCTTCGTGATGCAGATTTTTCATTCTTTTGTAAAATTGCTGAAAAATACTTTTTCAAACGGTCTTCTTGTGAAATGTTTGATCGTTGTGAACTCGATGTTGTTGAGTTCTTTTCGTACTGTGCAAGTACTGAATCTAATACTGAATTTGCCATAAATAAATTTTTAATTATTACTCTTTTATCTACAACAAATATAAGTGAATATTCAAGTTTGTCAAATAAAAAAGGGACCGTAAAGTCCCTTTATATTATGTTTAATTTTTTTTTAGTTTTGGTCTTCGTTATCGTAGATATTGAAAGTTTTTTTGATCTCCCCTGGTGAAAAGTTTTCAACATCGTCTGAAGTTAAAACATATTCATTTTTTCCCGTTTTATCCATTTCAACTTCTTTGTCTTGGAAAAAATCAGTAAGTTTTTGATTATAAGGATATGAGTCTAACGATCTTAACATAAGTTTTTCCTCTGGTGTTTTTTCTCTATACTTATCGAATTTATTTTCAAGGTTATTTATTTTATCCATGATTTGATCCATCGTATTCAACTTACTTTCTAAATCATCTAACTTTGAGAACATGTTAGTCATAAATTCCTCTTGTTTTGTTTTGATTTCCTGTTGGTTAGTTACTAAATCGGTAATATCAATTTCTTCTGTATCTTCGGTTTCTGTACCAGTCCCTTCGGCATCCACTTCTTCTACATCAGGGTCCGATTGTATATCAATAGGTTCTGCCACTTCTTCAGGTGC